CAGTGGTGATTATGACACCTCTCTCCAATCCTTCTCTGACCTTTCCGAGGTGATTCAGTTTGCTAGACAAATGGCACAAATGGTCACCTTTGTTGATGAGAAGAAAGCAAAGAAGATTAAGCAACAATTGAATGCATGTATCAGGGAGAATCGCCCCGTTGTGAATAGCGAATTCGACTGCGATCCTAACCTGCTTGGATTGTGGGCACTGGTCAAATCTATCAAAGATGATGCACTCTATCTCTGCCGTAATGATGGACCTGCTGCTTACATTGGACATGATCGAATTGACGCCGAAGGTTATGTCTACTCCAATGAGTTTGGCACAATGAAACTGGTCAATCGTAAGCAGTTCAGTTATGCTAACTTCAACAACGCTAAGTTTAACAAAGAGGTGTGCCAGTGAGCGCACTGTCCACCCACTCCCCGATTGCGGCAGATCTGCCCCCTATAATGGTTTCAGTTCAGACGACCCCTGATGACCTTCGCCGTTCAACCCGCTTCCTGGACATCCTTCGATCCCTACGGATGCGATTGGGCAAAGGACATTAATCATGCCTACCGCTTAGGGCAACTCTGGGGTGAGACCTGCATGGTGTGGATGTGCCCCCCTAACGGTGACCCCATCCGCTGGTGCCGCACCGATGCCAATACTAACGCCATCGCTGACCTGGTGTTCGGTTGCTGAACTGGACCCAAACCGCCCCGAAGGGCACTCCTGACCCCTTATACTGATCTCAGTTCAAACGAAACGACAGACCATGAACGGTTGGGCAAACTACGAAACTTGGAACGCCGCCCTCTGGATCGGAAACGATGAGTTCCTGTACAACACCGCAAAGGCATGTGTTGAGTTCTGTGCCCCTTGGGAGACCCCTTGGGAAAAGTTCATCCGCTGCATGACTGACGGACAGATCGGACGCCACCTCGTCAAGACTGGCGACGGTGTTCGCTGGGATGACCCCGCCATCAATGCCGCTGAGATGGAGGAGATGATGACGGACCTCTGATCCTCCCCCCCTTTCCTTTCAAACCACAAACCACAATCCTACCATGACCCGCGACCTCGCTGCTTCCCTGCTCAACCGTGCCGCTGACGGTGCCCAACTCCTGGCGATCCTGGAAACGATCGCCGCCGATTCCGACCAGGGAAACGTTGCCGAAATCAACGCCCCGACCTCTGCCCCGATCGCCTTCTGATCTGCTACAATATTCACAACAGCAACGAACCCCATGGCACGCGCAATCGGCAACACCCGCTCCACCGACACCAACACCAAGGGCGGCGCTCTCCGCGCTAGCAGCGGTGGCGGCATGACCTTCACCAAGGCACGCGGTCTGGGTGCCTCCATGGTGGAGGACCTTGACGGGGTGATGGCAAAGGCGAAGGCACAATACCGCGCCGATCGCATCGCCGCCGCCCGCGATCGTTTGGCAGATCGCCAGGCACACTCCCCCCTCGCCTGCCGCTACTGATAGGCATTCGTTCGTGACCAGCAGTTGGGGGCGTTGTGCCCCCTTTTTTTATGGGGCGCGTTCTTGTATATTAAAAACGCATAGGATCCCCTAATCTATAAAGTGTTACGATCGCCCTCTAAATCTAAAACGCAAAGGAATTACCGAGGGGGTCTAAAAAATTTTTCGCTATATAAAAGACAGAAAGAGGTTCGATAATCTAAGAGATGCGAAAAAATTCCGGAGGTAGTTCGAAACCTATCCAAGTCGATACAGTGACGGGAGAGTACTTTTTAGTTATCCCTGAGTGGGTTATCAACGAGCTCTCATGGTATGAGGATACGGAGATTGGGTTTGCCGTTGAGGGTAGTGAAGTACTGCTCAGCGAACAAGACTGAGAGATTTTCAATAGAGGGCAATTGACAACCTATACATAATACTGTATGATACTGAAGTAATTACGCTCTATTATGGCTAAAGGATTTACTGTAAAGGCAAAGAGCCCCATGCCGTCTCGGGAAGAACCTGAGTGGGACTACGAAAAAGCAAAAGAACTTGTAAGGGGCAAAACGGTTGTGTTCTGTCTCCCAGGAAGAGGAGTTTCTTACACATATTTGAAGAGTTTTGTACAGCTCTGTTTTGATCTCGTACAAGCAGGTGCCAGTATTCAGATTTCACAGGACTATAGTTCCATGGTGAATTTTGCACGCTGTAAGTGCCTTGGTGCTAATGTTCTGCGTGGTCCAGATCAACTACCTTGGGATGGAAAACTGAACTACGATTGGCAACTGTGGATCGATAGTGATATTGTTTTCAATAGTGAGAAGTTCTGGCAACTTGTTCTAATGGAAAAGGATATTGCTGCTGGTTGGTACTGCACTGAAGATGGTCACACCACATCAGTTGCTCACTGGTTAGAGGAGGATGACTTCCGCAATAACGGTGGAGTCATGAATCACGAGACTCTTGATAGCATTCAGAAGCGTCGTAAGCCCTTCACTGTTGATTACACTGGTTTTGGATGGTTGCTCATCAAGAATGGTGTATTCGAAGATAAGGGTATGCAGTATCCTTGGTTTGCTCCGAAGATGCAAGTCTTTGAATCTGGTGAGGTTCAGGATATGTGTGGAGAAGATGTAAGTTTCTGCCTGGATGCAAAAGAAGCTGGCTTTGAAATCTGGTGTGATCCTCGCATCCGCGTTGGTCACGAAAAAACAAGAGTTATTTGATGCGATGGCAACGAAGTACAATATACTCATCAAAGGGCGTATAGCCCACAAATCATTGACAGAGGAAGAATACTTCGCTATTATGGATGACCTGTCCTTAGAGTATTATCAGACAGGTCATCCTAGTCCAAAACAAATTCAAACTGAAATGTTCAACGATTACACGGAGATTTAATTATGGCTATGCGTAAAGGTGGCGGTTATGTGCCCGGGAAACCCAAAAAGTCTCGGCAAGGAAGCGGAACGAATACTAAGTATGCCGCGTCGTCTCGCAACAAAGCACGTAAAGCATATCGTGGTCAAGGTAAGGGTTAAATAACAACAGAATAGTAAATTTGTCACATGTCTTGTTTAATTACGAACTTACCCTCACTTGAAGTATGGGTTCGTAAAGAGTATCTAACAGATCATCAAAGCGGACATGGTGAATTTGTAAAGGGCGTTTGGGTTTCGGCAAAGTCGATTCCTGGACGCGCTTTTTATTTTGAGACATATTTGCCTGAATATGCGGCAATGTATGATAAATTGCCCATCAGTGCGTTTGTTTCATCACCAGAAACACCAGATCCTGATATGGATCTTCCAAATCTACAGTTTTGGAACTGTATGGACTATGGTGTGGTAAGTATTGACAAGAAATTCATTGGAAGTATGGATTTTGAGTGCTATACACGTGATCACGGCATTCAAAAAGGCACTTATGTCTGCACAATAGACAATTATCACCGCGATCCAGACATGGTTGACTGGGCAACGAGTGAAAATCCAGCAGAACACAAGTCACATAACCTAATTGAACTCAATAATGGACAATATGCACTGTATCCAAACAACAGATTACGCATTTTTGATAATAGTTTGACTCCAAAAGAACCAAAAATGCCTGACTTTAAGGTTTCAACCCAATGGTATCAGGTAGAGTGTGGTTATGATCGTCTTGGGATGGGAAATGAGGATGAATATCACTGGAAAACTGCCCAAGAACGTGAAAATAAATAGAGATAAGGGATAGCAACCCCTCTAAAAGTTCTGTTTTTAACGAAACAGGAGCTAAAATGGGAAACCATCACGAAGTTGACAAGGGAAATCTGTTCATAGAGAATGGAATGACCCTTATTACAGAAGTAGAAAGTGAAAAATACCTTAGAAAAGCAGCAAAACAAAGAAAAATCACTCAAAACGAAGAACTCTACCCAATTCCAGACGATCGTCTAGAACGTCCATGTGGTGGACCCCACGGATTTGATGATTTTGTTGAAAGATGGCATGAGTAAGCATAAATAAAGGCAAGAAAACTCTCGTTCAGATGGCAATTCAAAGGATATCTAGATCATTTAAAGATATTAGTTTATCCTTTGATCCCCATCCGGTGACAAAGGACATGACAATCCTTAAAAATGAGAATGCAATCAAGAGATCCGTAAGGAATCTTGTAGAAACCATTCCAACGGAAAGGTTTTTTAACTCACTTTTAGGGTCAGAGGTTCGTTCAAGTTTGTTTGACTTTGTTGATTATGGTACTGCTTCTATTATTCAGAGACAAATTGAGATTACAATAGAAAATTTTGAACCAAGAGTCGAAAATGTACAGGTTGAGGTTATTCCAAGACCTGATACTAATGAATTTGAAGCGACAATCATCTTTGACATCGTAGGACAGGAGTTTCCAACCCAGGAGTTCACATTCATATTAGAGGCAACAAGATAAAATGCCTTTTACCAAGTTTTCTAACTTAGACTTTGATCAAATAAGAGAATCTATCAAAGATTATCTCCGTGCTAATTCAACATTCACGGATTTTGACTTTGAAGGATCTAATTTCTCAGTCTTAATTGATACGTTAGCGTATAATACTTATATAACTGCATTCAACTCTAATATGATTGTTAATGAGTCTTTTCTGGACTCAGCAACACTTAGAGAAAATGTGGTTTCTTTGGCGAGAAACATAGGATACGTACCTCGCTCTAGAACCGCCTCTAAGGCATCTATCGCATTTAATGTGCAAACTACCACATCAAACCCAACAGTAACTTTACAAGCGGGTCTAGTGTGCGTTGGTGCTGTTGATAACACTTCTTATGTATTTTCTGTTCCAGAAAATATAACAACAACAGTTGTTAATGGTGTTGCTAGTTTTGGAACATCTCAAAATCCAATTAGTGTATATCAAGGAACATTTTTAAGCAAGCAATTTGTTGTTGATGGGTCACTAGACCAGAGATTCTTGCTTGATAATTCATTTATTGATACTTCAACTATTGTCGTATATGTAAAAGGTCTTTCTGACGTTGGTCTAGGACCTCAATACCAAAAAGTTGATAACATCTTAAACGTAAAGTCAGATTCGGAGACATATTTAATTCAAGAAGTTCAAGATGAGAAGTATGAACTTCTATTTGGCGATGGTATTTTTGGTAAAAAGTTGGAAGATGGTACTATTATAACAGTTACCTATATTATAACCGACGGAAAAGATGGTAATGGACCATCACAATTCTCCTTTTCTGGTAGTTTGAGAGGATTGGATGCTAATGATGTTGTTGTTCCAAACACAACCCCAACAATAACAACGATCTCTGCGGCATCTAACGGCGGCGACATTGAATCTATAGATTCTATTAAGTACTTTGCCCCTAGACTGTACTCTGCACAGTATAGAGCGGTTACTGGAAGGGACTACGAATCGATTATACAATCAATTTATCCAAACACAGAAAGTGTTTCTGTAGTTGGTGGAGAAGAACTAGATCCACCACAATTTGGAACCGTTTTTATTACCATTAAACCAAAAAATGGAGAATTTGTATCTGATTTTGATAAACAACAAATTCTTTCAAATCTAAAAAATTATTCTCTGACAGGAATTAATCAAAAAATACTTGATTTGAAGTTATTGTATGTTGAATTAGATTCTTCAATTTATTATAATTCATCACAAGTTACTAATGTTAATGATTTGAAAACCAAAGTTATTAATGGTTTAGAAGTGTATGGAGAATCTAGAGATATTAACAAGTTTGGTGGTAGATTCAAGTATAGTAAAGTTTTAGGTGTGATTGATGGTATTGATACTGCAATAACATCTAATATTACAAAAGTTAGAATTAGGAGGAACTTAAAGGCACTAACAAATCAATTTGCTCAGTATGAATTGTGTTATGGTAATAGATTCCATGTAAATCCAAAGGGGATGAATATTAAGACCACTGGATTTAAAATTTCTGGTTCATCTCAGACGGTATATTTTACAGATACTCCAAATGCTGATGGTTTGACTGGTGTTATCTCTGTAGTTAGAAGAGATTTGGAAAATGATAAAAATGTAGTTGTTGTTAAATCTGCAGGAACAGTAGATTATGTAAAAGGTGAGATAATAATAGGAACTATAAACATTACCTCAACTGATAAACCAAACAATATTATTGAAATTCAGGCTTTCCCAGAATCAAATGATGTTATTGGATTAAAGGATCTTTATTTGAATTTTGACATTTCGAATAGTTCAATAAATATGATAAAAGATACTATTACTTCTGGTGAGCAGATATCTGGAGTTGGATTTAAGGTTACTTCAAGCTATACAAACGGAGAATTAACAAGAGGATAATATGATAACAACGGGTTTTGAGACTAGAGTTAAAGTACAGCAGATTATTGAAAATCAACTACCTGAGTTTATATTATCTGAAAGTCCAAAGGCAGTTGATTTTTTAAAGCAATACTATATTTCTCAGGAATATCAGAGTGGTCCTGTAGATATTAGTGAAAATTTAGATCAATATTTAAAATTAGATAATCTAACTCCAGATGTAATAGTTGGATTTACAGAACTACAAAGTCAAATAACCGAAACCGATGATGTCATAAGTGTAAATTCCACAAAGGGATTCCCTACACAATATGGTTTATTAAAGATTGATAATGAAATTATCACATATACTGGAATAACTCCGAATAGTTTTACTGGTTGTGTTCGTGGATTTAGTGGTATTACATCATATAGATCCGATTCAAATCAAAATGAATTACAATTTTCTTCTACCTCTAGCGCAAGTCATGAGTCAAACTCTAGAGTAGAAAATTTAAGTTCCCTATTTTTAAAAGAATTTTATAAAAAACTAAAATATTCACTAACTCCTGGGTTGGAGGATGTTGATTTTGTATCCAACTTAAATGTTGGCAACTTTATAAAAGAATCTAGAAGTTTCTACGAGTCAAAAGGAACAGAAGAGTCCTTTAGAATTCTTTTTAATGTTTTATATGGTGTAACGCCAAAGATAGTTGATTTAGAAGGATTCTTACTAAAACCATCCTCAGCAAACTTCTTAAGAAGAGAAGTTATAATTATAGAACCAATTTCTGGGGATCCAAATAAATTAGTTGGACAAACTATAGTAAAATCAAAAGATCTCAATACAAATGGTTCTGTCTCAGAAGTTGAGATATTCACAAGAAACAGACAGGTTGGTTACGCTCAAACTTATTATAAGGTTGGTCTATTTGTTGGATTTAGTGATGATGATCTTATTAATGGAACTTTTAAAATTACACCAAATACTAAAAATTTAACAACAGTTTCTGCTGGTTCGTCTATTATCACGGTAGATTCAACTATTGGATTTGCACAAACAGGAACTTTACTAGCAAATAATAATGTAATTACATATTCTAGTAAAAATATCAATCAATTCTTTGGTTGTCTTGGAATTGAAAATGAGATAACTGTAGCATCAGACATATTTTCGGATGATATCTATTTTGGATACGAAAATGGCGATACTTCAAAGAAGGTAGAATTTAAAATTACCGGATCTCTGTCATCTTTTGAAACTAAGTCTGATATTTCTTCTGCAATTGAGGGAGAAGAAATTTTTGTAAGAAATGTTGGTGAAAAAATATTTAATGGTGATGGAATTAAAGAAAAGTTCTTTAATTCATGGATTTACAATACCAGCTCAAGATTTGCCATTGATTCTGCACAAACAGCATCAACATATACTCTAAAAGGAAATCCAAATAAAACTTCATTAAAAGTTGGTGATACTGTCGAGATAGTCGGTTCAAAGACACAAACACCAATTTTTAGTGGCGCAATAGTCAGTAATATCAACTACACAAAGAGAGAAGTTACTTTAGATAATCTTAGTGGATTTGATTTATCCACACTAAGTGGATATTATGATTTAAGAAGAGTTGTAAAAACAGCATCTAGTTCAAATCAAAATATTAAGTTTGGAAATAATTTAGTACTATCAGATATACAAAACACTTATAATGATGGTAATGAATTTTATTATGTTGCATCAAATTCATTACCATCATATCAAATAAATGAAAAATTAATTTCCGAGCAGATTGATACTGCAGAAGCAAATATTACTCTTCAGGGATATAATAGCAATACATCAAAATATTCCATAATTTCTTTTAATTCAAATGTAAATTTACTAACTGGTGATGAAGTCTATTACCAACCAGAATTAGCACCATTATTTGGCATTGAGGAAGGAATTTACTATGTTAGAGTTGTAGGTGGTGGAAATCAGATTAGACTTTATTCATCAAGGTCGTTCATTGACATTGATGATTATCTAGAATTTGGGGTGCCAACATCAAATTCTGGATATCACAGATTTACGTTATCTTCAGATAGAAATTTATCGATTGAACCACAAAGTATTTTTAGAAAGTTTCCTTCAGAAAAAAATCTATTAGATTCTGGAATTGACGAGACTGAGGTTGGACCAATCGGTATGATGGTTAATGGTGTTGAAATATTTAATTATAAATCCGATAATAAAATATACTATGGTCCACTTAATGAAGTAACAGTCTTTAATTCTGGTTCAAATTATGATGTTATCAACCCACCAACTATAGAGGTATCTACACCATCTGCCGGTACAACTGCATATATTCAACCTGTTGTTTCTGGATCTGTCAAATCGGTAGTTGTAGATCCATCCGATTTTGATATATCGAATGTAATATCAATCTCTATTACTGGTGGAAACGGCAATGGTGCCGTTTTGGAGCCAGTCTTAAGAAAAAGATATAGAGAAGTTTCTTTCAGTGGAAATGATATCTCTTCATCTGGTGGTGGTATTGATTCAACTAATGAGACGATTACATTTTTATCTAATCATAACTTCAAAAATGGTGAAAAAATCGTATATAACAAAAATGGAAATTCTGAAATTGGCATTGGAACTTTTGGTGCATCCAACACAGATCAAGGAAGAACTTTAATTAATGGATCTGCATATTTTGCAGAAATTGTTAATAGTTCAACTATCAAGTTATACCAATCAGAGACAGATTATTATTCTGGAATAAACACTGTTGGATTTACAACCATAGCAAATAGTGGTGTCCACAAGTTTAGAGTCTTTAATGGTAAAAATAATATATCTCAGATAAAAGTTCTAAATTCTGGATCCGGATATACAAATAGAAAATTAAATGTCAATTCTTCAGGAATTTCTACTTCAGAGAATTTAGTAACATTTAAAAATCACAATTTCAAGAGTGGAGAACTTGTAAATTATTCTTCAGATGGAACAGTAATTACTGGTCTATCAACATCAAATCAATATTATATTCTAAAAGAAAATAATGATAGTTTTAGATTAGCTAACGCTGGTGTTGGTGGCACTATAAGTTCCAATTACATTAGTAAAAATTATGTTAAATTTGAATCACCTGGAACTGGATATCACACATTCTCTTATCCAGATATAACTTTAAATATCAATGTTTCTTATGGAAGTAGTATTGTTGGTGTAATAACAGCAACTCCAGTTATTAGAGGAGAGATTGTAGATGCATATTTGTATGATTCTGGAACTGGATATGGATCTACTGTATTAAACCTTCACAAGAGACCAGCAATAACAATAAAAAATGGAAAAAGTGCAGAATTAAGACCTTTAATTACTGCAGGATCCATCGAAAGAGTTTCTATTCTAGCTAGAGGTACGGAGTATAATGCTGCTCCAGATCTAATTGTTAGAGGTGATGGAACTGGTGCTGTATTAAGAGCAGTTGTTTCTAATGGATCAATTACGGATGTTGTAGTCATAAACTCTGGATCTGGTTATACAGATAACACATATATCTCCGTGGTTCCTCCAGGATCGGGAGCGGTTCTTGATGTTAATGTTAGATCTCTAACTGTTAATAATCATTCTAGATTTGGTGATGAAATATTACATCCATCTGGTAGTGGCCTCCAATATGGTTTAGTTGGTTATTCAACTCAGATTGGAAATTCAATTTTAATTGATGACGGAAGCAAACACTCCCCAATAGTTGGATGGGCATATGACGGGAATCCAATTTATGGTCCATATGGATACTCAGATCCAGAAAATATAAATTCAGATCCGGTTCTAATTCGTACTGGATACGAATTGCTACCATCAAGAGTAATTAATAGACCTCCTTCTTTTAATTCTGGTTTCTTTGTTGAGGATTACTCATACACTTCAACTGGAAATTTAGAT